AGAAGCACTTGCTCGTGCAGAAGAAGCTAAACGTCAAGAAGAAGAAGCTAAACGTCAAGAAGAATTGGCTAAAATGACTCCGAAAGAACGTGCTACAGCAAATAAAGAACCTTGGATCGCGGTGCTAGATACTAAAGTAAATCCTGAAAATATTAGAAATGGCTTTTTTGAACTTGACTGGAACGAGTATTTTATTGTACAATTGAAACAAGCTGGATATGGTTTTGATGGTGATCCAGATGAAGAAATTGTTGATCGTTGGTTCCGAGATTTGGCACGAAATATTTTGGCTGAAGAAGGCCAAGATATGAATAGAGGTGCTGGATATATTAATGTTATACCGATTGAGAAAGGTCGCTCAGAAGTTTCATGACTTATATTCTAGTAGATACTGCTAATACGTTTTTCCGTGCAAGGCACGTTATTCGTGGAGATGCTGATACAAAACTTGGTATGGCTCTACATATTACTTTTAACAGTATAAAAAAAGCTTGGCAAGATTTTAATGGTAGTCATGTTGTATTCTGCCTCGAAGGTCGCTCATGGCGTAAGGACTTCTATGCTCCGTATAAAGCTAACCGTGCAGAAACTAGAGCAGCTATGACCGTTAAAGAAGCAGAAGAAGATAAATTATTTTGGGAAACTTTTGATAAATTTAAAGAATTTATAGTAGAAAAAACAAATTGCACAGTACTTCATCATCCTCAATTGGAAGCAGATGATCTTATTGCAGGATGGATACAAAATCATCCTAATGACGAACACATTATTATCAGTACAGATAGTGATTTTCATCAATTGATTAATACGAATGTAAAACAATATAACGGTGTATCAGAAACTCTTACTACACATGAAGGAATTTTTGATAAAAAAGGAAAACATGTTCTAAATAAAAAAACTAATCAACCTGAACAAGTTGATCCTGAATATCTTTTATTCGAAAAGTGTATAAGAGGCGATTCAAGTGACAATGTATTTTCTGCGTATCCAGGAGTACGTACTAAAGGTAGTAAAAATAAAGTAGGACTAAACGAAGCATTTGAAGATCGTAATAGTAAAGGCTATGCGTGGAACAATCTCATGCTTCAACGTTGGGTAGATCATCTAGGCAATGAACATCGTGTAATAGATGATTACGAAAGAAATAGGCGTCTTATTGATTTAAGTTATCAACCCGATAATATAAAACAAATTATTATCGATACCATACAAAATGAAATATCAAATCCTAAAAACTTAAGTCAAGTCGGTATACGACTAATGAAGTTTTGTCAACTTTATGATATGAATAAAATTATGGATAACATTCAGCAATATGCAGATCCATTTCAATCAAAATACAAAAATAAAATGTTAATAGAAAAAAACTTGGAACCACAAGTATAAAAATTGTACAGAGGAGTATATGAATATTAAAGCAAAACCAATCGTAGATGGTAAATTTTGGATTATAGAAGAAGATGGAGAACGAATAGGAACTCTTCATAAAAAAGAAAATAATAAATTTATGTTAAGTGCCAAAGGATCTGAAAAATATTTTAATAAGAAAGACGAGCTTACTAAAATTTTTGGTAAAGACTTTTGGGAAACTAAAATTAAATCTACTATTAGTAACAAAGATAATAGAGAAATTTACGGTTATCCAACAAGTTCTTATCCTTATAACCCACTTTTTAATTTGCAAAAAAAATTACCATTATTTACAAAATCAGAAAGTAGCAAAAGTTTGTATTGTGCAGGATATTATACAATCAAATTTGATAAAGGATGGGTAAAAAGTTTTTGTCCAAAATTAATTACCGTTGAAAGATATGAGTTTAATGGACCATTCAAAACTGAATTAGAAATGAAACAGGCCTTAAGTAATGCCAAATCCAATTAATACTTTTCCCATACAACAATTTATCCAACAGGTTCGAGCTGCTGAACTATCACAGCAGAAAGAAATAAAATTGGATATAAAAAGTGCTAAAATGCTAAGTTATTGTTTGGCCGAAGTCAACTCTAAATTATTAGAAGATTATGATGTATTATTACAAAAACTCTTACAAAGTACAGGACAGAGTGTAAACATCCAAATGGATGGTGGAGGATTCAAGTAAAATTCTGATAAATATATACGTACTTTTGGAGACGTATATGAGTAGGCCCAAACCTAAGATATTACTTGAATATATCAATAAAAAAAATTATAAAAGTGAACAGGTACTAGTAGCAGATGCAATCTGGGCTGTATTCTATAAGGGTGAACCTTTTAATCTAAAGAGTTCAAATAGTTTAACTAGTTATCCTGGTCCTAAATACAAAAAAGTAAGTTTCAGCAATCCTGGTCATGCACATAATCTTGCAAAAAAACTAAATCAAATGTTTAACACACAAGATTTTGAAGTTGTAAAATTGACTTCTGGCGAAATAATTAAATGATTAGTAGAGAAACATTTACTAAAATTTTTTTAAAATATCAAGAAAAAAGTATAGATTATTCAAATGTAAAATTGCATCTTCATAAATGGTGGCAGAGTCATAGATCTAAAACAGAAGGCGGGCTAAGATTAAGTGAAGAAGGTTTTAACTTTTTAACAACAGAACTTCAACTTAAAAATTATACAATACCTTTTACTGATCCAATCGATTTGAGTCCGCAAGTTATTATTTTTTTTGATAGACATATGGACTGTCCATATTTTCTTACAAATTCAGCAATAACTGTTTTTTCTGAAAAGAAAAGTTTCGAACTTTACATGTTTTCGGACGACATTAGAAGATATGGACTGATGAAAGCGATGAATAAACAGATCAAAGATAACCAAATTGAAGATTAATTACGAATACTATTTGACAATAAAAGCATTCTTCAGTATAATTAGCACTGTAATGAAAACACACACTAAATTCTTTTTTACATTTTAACAACGAAAGGCAATCATGAGTGATGTAATTAGTCGCCAAGTCGGTCCCCGTGCTGCTAAGAAAGCAGTTAAACGTGCTTTTAAAGCTAATCGTCCTATCTTTCTATGGGGTCCTCCAGGAATTGGCAAATCTGATATTGTTAAACAAATGGGCGAGGAGTTAGAAGCTCATGTTATAGACATTCGTCTAAGTTTGTGGGAACCTACTGATATTAAAGGTATTCCTTATTTTGATAGCGATAATGGTAAAATGGCATGGGCTCCACCTATCGAATTGCCCGATGGCGTAATGTCGAAAAAATATAAACAGATTATTCTGTTTATGGATGAAATGAATTCTGCTGCTCCTGCTGTTCAGGCTGCGGCATATCAGTTAGTACTTAATCGTCGTGTTGGCACTTATCATTTACCAGACAATGTTTTAATTGTAGCTGCTGGTAACCGTGAAAGCGACAAGGGTGTTACTTATCGTATGCCGGCACCATTAGCTAATCGTTTCGTACACTTAGAGATGAAAGTAGACTGGGACGATTATTTTGGTTGGGCTACTGAAAATCGAATCCATAAAGATGTGGTTGGTTTTCTTTCTTTTAGTAAAAAAGACCTTTATGACTTTGATCCGAAAAGCGGCAGCCGTGCTTTTGCTACTCCCCGTAGTTGGAGTTTCGTATCTGAGCTCTTATTTGATGAAGAGGAAGATGAAAACACACTCACTGATCTAGTATCAGGTGCTATTGGTGAAGGGCTTGCTGTAAAGTTTATGGCACATAGAAAAATTGCCAGTAAAATGCCTAAACCAGAAGATATCCTTAGTGGTAAAGTAACTAAGATGGATTCTAAAGAAATTTCTGCCATGTATTCACTTACCGTTAGCTTGTGCTACGAACTTAAAGATGCATGTGACAAGAATGATAAAAAATGGAATGATAAAGTTAATAATTTCTTTAACTTTATTATGAACAATTTCGAAACTGAACTTGTAGTTATGGGCACTAAACTTGCACTTACACAATATCAGCTTCCATTGGATCCGGACGAAATTGAGTGCTTTGATCAATTCCATTCAAAGTATGGCAAATATATTGCTGCTGCTACAGATCGAAATTGATTATAATTCGATTGACAGGGCCTACGGGCCCTGTTATAATGTAAAGTAATTTTAATTATGGAGCCAAAATGAGTTATTTAGATCCAGTAGTTGATAAAATTGTTGTAGCAAGAGTAGGCCTACTACTTCGTCATCCATTTTTTGGCAATATGGCTACTCGTCTTAAAATTGTAGATGGTAGTGATTGGTGTATGACTGCTGCTACCGATGGACGTAGTCTATACTATAATAGAGACTTTTTTGATAAACTTACAAATAAACAAGTCGAGTTTGTAGTAGCACATGAAATTTTACACAATGTATTCGATCATATGATGAGAGTGGAAGGCCGTGATCGATTCATTTGGAATGCAGCTGCCGATTATAGTGTGAACGGCCAACTAATACGAGATCGTATTGGAGAGGTTCCTCCTGACATTAAAATATTCCATGACACAGATCATTACAATAAAAGCACCGAACAAATTTATGACGAAATCTTTGAAAAAATGGACGAAGAGCAATTGGCAGCTTTAGGTCAATTACTAGACGAGCATATTGATTGGGAGAAAGAAGGTAAAGGTAATAGACCAGTTTACACTAAAGAAGAATTAAAACAAATTCGTGATGAAATAAAAGAAGCAACTATTCAAGCAGCACAAGCAGCAGGTGCAGGAAATACTCCTGCAAGCATACAGCGTATGATTAAGGATCTTACTGAACCTAAAATGAACTGGCGTGAAATTTTACGTCAGCAAATTCAAAGTGTCATTAAAAACGATTATACCTTTATGCGTCCTAGTCGTAAAGCTTGGCATATGAGTGCAATTTTGCCTGGCACACAGTTTGATGAAACTATCGATATATGCTGTTCTATCGATATGTCAGGCAGTATCACTGACGAAATGGGTAAAGATTTTATCAGTGAGATTAAAGGCATAATGGAAGAATATAAAGATTACAAAATTAAATTATGGTGTTTCGATACTCGAGTGTATAATGAAGCCGACTTTGATGGTTATAACGATGACATCATGGGTTATGAACTTATGGGAGGCGGAGGCACTGACTTTATGTGCAACTGGGAGTATATGAAGGAACACGATATAAATCCCAAAAAATTAATAATGTTTACAGACGGTTATCCTTGGGATAGTTGGGGGGATCCTGATTATTGTGATACTGTGTTTATTATTCACGGTAACGATAGTATTGTTCCTCCTTTTGGTACTCACGCATATTATGAGTTTAAAAAATAATAAAATAAATGCACTTAATGTATTAGATATCAGGAAAGTAGATTTTCCTGCTTTACACTTTACTTTTGTAAAAATACCCAAATATAATCCAAATTTTCTTAAACAATTAGATTATTGGATATATAATAATCTAAATGGAAGATATTACATAGGCAGTGATTTAGATTTGGATAAAACTAATACAATTTGTTATGTAACAAAAATTGGTTTTGAAAACCCTAAAGAAGCTACTTTCTTCAATATTGCCTGTCCGTATATCTTATAAAAGATAATTAATATAACTTAAACAAGGAGTTTTTATGACCGAAACAGTAACAGAAAACAAAGATATGGCGTCTGCGCCTCAACCAGATGCATCACAACCTGCTCAAGAAAGTAACGATCTAAATGTTAATGACTTAAATGCTATGAAAACAATTATAGATCTTGCAAGTTCCAGAGGTGCTTTTAAGGCTAGCGAAATGATGGCAGTAGGACAAGTATACAATAAACTTACAAATTTTTTAAATACTGTGGTTAAACAATCAAATCAAGGAGCCTAAAATGCCGGATATTAAACACGTTGGCAGAATTGAAAAAACAGGAAAAAAATGTATAGTAGTGTTTAGAACACTTCCTGGAGATGCCTTTAACGCTTTAATAGTGCTCACTGAATCGTTAAACGAAAGCTATCATGATGCTCTAATTTCTGTAGTAGACAGCAATGCAGCACAAAACAGTAATGAATTAAGTGAAGTGCTTGCTAGAGCAGTGTTTCCTGACGGATCTACTATGCTACCTTCATTACATGCTAAAGGGTTACTACAAAAAGTTCCCACGGATTTAATAGAAATGATACCTAACAGTAAAATGACTATTAGGTTGAGCGAATTAAATCAGCTAATTGCAGAACAGCAAGGAATTTCTGTGCAAGATCTTGCTATGAAAGATCCTAAAAACAATACAGAAATTAAAGAAATCGCTACAGCTAAAGATATAAGTCCGGAAAATACTAGTGATGATTTAGGTAAAACTTCCTCTTTGTCAGTAAATGAAAACGTAGATATTAGTCCAGAAGCATTAGCTAAAAAATATCGCAGCGATGCAGATAGACTTAGTAAGGAAGCCGCACAATTACGTAGATTAGCAGAAGAATTAGTACCAACTAAGAAAAAGGTAGTAGTAGCAGAGTGACCTTAAGAAAAAAATTTCCTAAAGATGTTGTAGATCTTTGGCCAGAAGTGTTTTCTGAAATTGATTTAAATGTTATTCCTGTTAGATATCTAGATACTATAACTGTAGAATTTACTAATAAAGAAGTCAAAGAAATAAAATTAGCACAAATACATCCTGATGCAGATTGGATTGAATTTGAAAAACAACTCAAAGTCGTATTGCAAACCTATGAAAAAGAGATTGATAATGTTGATTTTAAATTAGACACAGAAAGACTGAAAAAAGATATTCTACAACAAGTTAATAATTTCTTAAAACAAAGAAAGATTAAATAAATGCATGTTAGACTTTTATCCTACAGTCAACCTACTAGCGAGTTTGCCTCCATGGGAATCACAGATTCCCAGGAGCTCATTGCCTTCTGTGCAAGAGTCTCGAACCCGAGTAATCAGTTCAATAACGACACCAGTAGCAAGCTCATCCGGTACCTCGTACGACACAAACACTGGAGTCCGCTCGAGATGGTTTCAGCTTGCATGGAAATTACGACGACACGAGATATTGCAAGGCAAATCCTTCGTCACAGAAGTTTCAGTTTCCAAGAGTTTAGTCAACGATATGCAGACCCTACAAAAGATCTCAACTTTGTATTCCGAGAAGCCAGACTACAGGATACAACTAATCGACAAAATAGTATAGTCACAGACGACGAAGATTTGCAAAAAAAGTGGGACAAATATCAAAACAACGTTATCAATGAAGCACGTATGGCCTATAATTGGGCTATTGAAAACGGAATCGCTAAAGAGCAAGCTCGTGCTGTTCTACCAGAAGGACTGATAGAAAGTAAAATATATATGAATGGTACCTTACGTAGTTGGGTTCATTTTATCGAATTACGTAGTGCGAACGGTACTCAAAAAGAACATCAAGAGGTCGCTAAAGCTTGCGCAGAAGTTATTTCTAAAATATTCCCTTTGTCCTCTGAATTCGTTTTATCATAACTTAAATCTCCAGGAAATAGCGGAAGTTTAGTACCTGGAAATCTTTTTGGTATTTTACTATCGGCGCTACTTACACAACTCGATGTTGTGCATACTTTTGGACTATTATATAACTTAAACCCAGTTTCAATATTACCAAGTGGCTCGTCGTGACAACTATAACTTCGTTTAATACTCCCGTCTGGTTCTCTAATAATTATTCCTCTATAGCCGCTAGAACATTCCCAATTTTCAAACTTATTAAAATTAAATGCATTGAATCTTTCTGCTTGATCCATATACCAAACTTTTTTATTCTTATCTACAAATTCTACTTGAAAATGTTGCGGAACGTTTGAATTTTCTTCTTTATAGAGTGGGTCAGGAGTTTTATAAAATTTTGGTTCGGGTCTATTTACTCTCTTAGTTTTAGATGCTTTAACTTCTGTAAATGCTCTTTGAGGCATTCCATTATGGAGTTTTTCTAACATTTCGTCAGTATACCCTTTAACAACAAAACTAGCAGTAGGATCGCTTTGCGGTTTTAAAGTCACATTAATACCTTGTTCATGAAAGAATAGTGCGTTATTATAATCTCTTTCAAACCAATCAGGAACCATAACCATATTAATAGTTACTTGAACATCATGTTCTTGACACAAAATTAGTTTATCAGCAAATTCTTGCATCTTTTCTTTAGTATTAACATGTTCTGTGTGTAAACTTGCTGTAATACTAGCACGATGAAAATTGCTTACAGCATGACAATATTTTTTTTCAAACCATTGTAAAGGACGACTCATATTAGTAGTCATATGCACACTTGTATAGTTTGTATTTTCTACGTCATTATTTAAATATGATAATATATCTATATACCCTGGATGAAAAGTAGGTTCGCCGCCACTAAGACTAAAGTGAAAACTATTAAATCCTCTTTCTCTAGCTTGACGTTTTATTTCATCTATGGTTTTTAAACAGAGCTCAGTAGGTCTATGATCTTTAGTATCGCTTCGAGCATAGGGCCAACAATAACTACAGCGATAATTACAGTATCTTCCTAATAACCAACTAACCGTAAAAAGATCTTTATACAGCATTGTTCTCTGTCCAACTCTTACTAAGTCTTTAAAAGGTATCTTGGTAAAATCGTACGAACTTGTTTTTAAATCTGTCATTATATAAATGGCCAATAGTGTTTTCTAAAATAGTGTGCAAAATCTTTTGTAGGTAGAACAAAATCATTTATGTCGAGTTTCACAGGAGCACCTTCTAACATTTCTAATATTTTTCGACTTAAAATATAATTATTTTCTTCGCTCATATGACACTTTCTAGCATCAAAACAATCAGGTCTAGTTGCGGGTTTTTGTAAATTAAAATATTTATTTTCCATCATAGATATATCAGCTAAATTAGAATAATTATAACCTGGAACACTATTACTCACTACCGGTAGTAATATTGTGTTTTGATGTTTATTTTTTATGTCTTGCACCATTAACGGATGCACCAAATTTAAATATTCTCGATCTTCTATCACAGTAAAATACTGCTCAGAAGCATCAAGAAGTTTTTTTTCATAATCAGAATATTGATCTGGATTTTTACGTATTTGTTTTTTCCTTTCTATTACTAGTGCAGGATTAATAAAACGGTCTCTACCGTCTTCCATCGATACTACAGAGGTTCTTCCATGTACAAAGGTAACCACGAATATTATTTTATCATATTTTTTATAATGTTGATCAAAAAGTTTTTTACTATAAAAAAGATCACTGCCCCCCTTACCCCAACTTTCTATATAATAATTTCCGGTTAAGTTTAGGTGTTCTATCCAACTTGGACCAACATCTTGAAATCCGTCCTCTTGCCACATGCAAACTCCATCTGCGAAACTATCTCCAAAAATACCTAATTTAATCATTACTTTTCCAATAACAATCGAATGTATTTTTTGCAGGTGCAAGAAAAATATTTACGTCAATTTCTACTGGTTTCCCCGCCAACCATTTTTCTATCTCTAAATAAAATAAATAATTATTTTCCTTTGTCATGAAACATTTTCTGTAATCTGAAGCATTAAGTTCTTTTAGATTATCTTCATATCTGTGTATAAATGGTTCATTAAAAAAAGTCTTAAGTTCTTTATAATTTATATCATACAGTGGTGCAGTCTTAGGTTCACGTTCACTATCAATAAAACATGGAATCACAACTGTATTATAGTGAGATTGTTTCATGTTGTCAACGCACAAATATTGTGTATTGTAATCAAATTCTTTGTTCATAATATACATAAAATAATTTTCAACTGCCTGAAGTTTATAACTATCAAACCTTATATTATTATCATATTTTATTTTTAATAAATTATCTATATAAGATCTAAGATTTACAGTATCATCGAATGATGCAAAATGTTTGTGCCGTAAATTTAAATTTGATAATGAAGGTATATCTATAGTTATGCCGCCGGGACTTGGAATTAAAAAAATACTTTTATCAAAATTGTGATATGTGTTACTCCATAATTTATAACAATACCTAAAAGTTGCATTTGGTTCACAAAAATTATGTACATTATATTTTTTAGATAAATGTTCTACCCACGATAAACCTATATTATCTTCATAATTCAACTCTTTATTAAGTACACCATAATGATTACCAAAAATAGCTATAGTTTTCATTTTTAATAATTTTACACCTTTAATTATTTTAAGAACTTTTTATTTTCGTTTTCTGAAATAATGGTTAAAATCTTTAGTAGGGTTGACGAAATCTTCTATCTCAAAGTGAACTTTATCTCCTTCTAAGAATCTCTCCATTTTTTTTCCTAAAATTAAATTATTTTCTTCGCACATATGACACTTTCTTGCTTCGTAATAGTCATCATCAGCCGGCATTTCCACTTCTAAATTCCAAAAACGAGCTTCTTTTCGTACAACTTCAATTAATGGTACGTCATTAAATTTATTTTTAATAAAACATGGAATTATAATTATACTAGGAAACTTAATCTGGGCATCTTCTAACCATAAATTATGCAAGTCCGTATCATATTCTTCATCGATGACATACATATAGTAATTTTTAACAGCTTTTATTATACGTCTTTCTAAAAAATTATATTTTGTAATTTCTTTTTCGTATTTAGGTATACAATGTATATTGAAAAATTGAGAAATTGAAGTACTTTTAAAATTTCCTAACCCTCTAGTATCTACTCTTCCATAAGGAAAAGTTTCCATCCAGACTATTTTGTCAAATTTATGATAATGTTGATCGAACAATCTTTTACTGAAATATGTATTTGTACCGGCTTCAGAAAAATTAGTTATTTCATACTTTCCAGTATTTCTTAAATAATCAATCCAAGAAGGACCAACATCTTTCCATTCATTACCCCATAATGATGTATCATCGCCAAAACTGTCTCCGAATATACCTAATTTTACCATTGATCTTTTCTCCAGTAATGAGATACAGGTTTTGATGGTGCAACAAATTTGTTAACATTAATGTACACAGGATCTCCATCTAGCCATCTTAACACATCTTGATAAAATATAAAATTATTTTCTTCGCACATATGACACTTTCGAGCTTCCGTTAATCCTTTCTTGTAAAAATCATTAAAAATATTATGATCAAAATTTTTCCAATTAAAAAGATATTTTAGTTCATTAAATCCAATTTGCTCCATAGGATGCCCAGATATTGTACGAAAACTATCTTGAAAACAAGGAATTAAAATAGTATCTGGTCTTAATCTTTGAACATGATCGACAAGAGTATATTGTGCATACTTATCATACTCTATGTCTTGTAAATAAGTATAGTAATCCTCTAATGCCTCAACATATTTCGATGCAATAGGATCATATTGAAAACGCAATTTAAGTCGATTTACACTTTCTACATTATGATGATGTTGACTAAAAGCATCATCATAATTAGGTATTGGAAGATATCTTCTACCTGGTTTAGTTAAGCAAAAAATTATTTTATCATGCTGTTTGTAATGTAGTTTAAAATTTTTATAAGAAAAGTATAAACTGCTACCGCCTTGACATAAATTAGTAACTTGAAAATTAGTATGTTGAGCTAATAATTCTGGCCAACCTGGGCCTACATCAGGAAATCGAATTGAATTAAAAGAACTAATCTCTCCAAAACTATCACCTACTATAAGTATCCTTATCATAATTTTTGTAATGGATCTATACTAATCTCGTTTATACAAATGTTAATTGGTTGATTTATTACCCATTGAATATATCTAGCTGCTTGTTCAATATCTAAACAGCTTCTATTTGGATGTTTACTTTGAACATTACTTAAACTACCGAAACTTATAAGAGTAATTTTTGGTGCTTTATCCCATACGCCATTTATTCCCAAAGTATTACAATAATCTCTTAACGCCTTTTTCTCTGCATTATACAGCCAAGCACCACCTTTTTTTATTCTATCAGTAGTAGACCCAATACATATAATATGTGGAGTTTTTTTATGTTCGTATAAAATTTTGTAAATTTGATCTAACAACACTGTTTGATTAAATTTCCATAAAGCAACATTATTTATTATAACATCAAAGTTTATTGACAAATTTGCAAATTTTATTTGACCATCTTGACTGGTTAGATCAAAACCGTTTACTCTACTTGCAAATGTAGCATCTGGATAAATTTTTTGTAATTCTCTAGCTATTCCATAATTAGGATTACCTGATATTAAGATTTTCATAATTTAATATTTCGTTTAACTCGGGCAGAAGCTCCCAATAATCTTTGTTTTTTAAATTTCCCTGATCTTGAAAAAATTTTATAGCATCATCAATTTTTTCTTTATATCTTTGTTTACCTAATACGTGCTCCTTTACTCTAATTAAATACTGCACTTGTTCTTCTCTAAATGAGCTATCTGGTAATGTTCTCATTACATCAGCCGCTTCATCTAAATATTTAGAATACGATGGAGGGCACAGAGCAGGCATTAATTCAAATGGCCAAGTTACTAAGTTAGCTCCTACTTTCCATTTTTTTCCATAATCATTTAAATTATAATGTTGTGATGCTGTTTTAATAATCCATTGCAAAAGTTCAGGATATACTTTAACGTTTAGATTACTTAAAGTAGGTAGCAGATCTACTCTAAATATACTAGGCTCGGACATTATTAGATTTAAATTTTCTTCGAATCTTTGAAAATTTAAACCGTCTCTAATTATTTCTCCTTTAGTTCCGACTGCATCAATACTAGCAGTGATACTAAAGTTGTATTTAGAATTTTTTCTAACTACGTCTAGAAAGTTTTCAATAGTTTTTCGCTTAATATTTAAATTAGTTGTAAATCTAAAATTAACAAAACGTGAACTATTTTCTCCCCATGTTCTATCATGTATAGATATTATATTATCTAAAATTTTAAAAATTTCTAAATCAAGAAACGGCTCACCGCCTAAAAAATTATAATTTAAAGGAGTAAAATCGAATGTTAATTTACATTCTATATAATCATATAGAGATTTTAATATCGCTTCTTTCCAACTTACATCAATAATTGGAGTTATACCTTTTAATTTAGCCCATTCACTACTTACTTCTTCTCTACAATAGATACAAGTTTGATTACATGTAGTACTGAGCATTATTTCTACATTTCTAGTATGATCAGCATCTAATAGACTATTTAAAGATGATTCTGTCCAATCCCTATATTTCCATTCGTTCCAATTTTGCCATATACTGGAAGGATGTGAATATTTACAATGACTACAAGCATCTGGAAAATCATTTTTTTCAATAAAATACTTTTTATCATTCATCAAAAAATCATTTTTGATAAAAACATCTCGACCTAGTCTTTTAATATCATCTGATGTATGTAAAGATGGTTCTCTTTTACAACAATTTTTTATTTCTTTAGTAGGAATATTTACATTTATATCTGTCCATATTTTACTGCATACTAAATGTTTCATATTATTTTCCTAAATGGTATCTAATGTAGCTAGTTTTTTTAGGTTTTGTATCATAATCTTTATCAGGAATATCCATATAATCGTGGATTAAAGGATTGTAGTATTTTTTAGCACCTTCTTTTTTATATCCAATTCCAAGAAATAAAACTAATTCATCTTTAACATTACGCCCTAAAGAGGTAGAGATGCCGTTACGATCTTGTATACATCCACAAAAAGCTGTATCAAGTCCTTTACTATGAGCTGATAACATAGCGAACATACTAGCTATACCAATTTCATTTTGCATATATTGTTTAGCCCAATCTGAATTTTTTAGATCTTTACTAAGACCAATTTGTTTACTAGTTAAACTTCTCATTGAAAATGCTAATAACCAAGGAGCTAAAACTTGCGGATTCCTAATGTCATTGTAATCATAGTTACCCTTACGATCAGTTCCTTCAAAAATTTTAAATCTAGTTCGTTTTACTCCTGGTAATGGATCTGCTAAAAGAGGACCGTTTTGTAAGATTTCGAGCAAAGTATCTGCACACATTTTGAAATGATCAATAGCGTCATTTTCTACATCTATATCATTTATTAACTTTTGAGTAACTATAGTTTGATTAACAGGAGCGTGTTTTTGTTTTAAAATGTAATTACTAACTAAATCTTTAATATAATCATGTGCATCTAATTCTGCAAATTGTCTAACACTTATCTTACCATTAGGCCAATACTTTTTACCTATTTTCATAATTTGATCATTAGTATCATAGCGTAGATCGTTTATATACCCGTCTACAACATAACCTACGTCTCTAATACACTTTGCACTGTCATACTCATAATCTAAGTACTTACCAGATCCTTTATTTTTTAAATTTTTAACATAACTAATTGCTTGTTGTATAATAAAATTCTTGTTTTCTAATAAAATTAGACAAGCATTAGGTCTAACGTCTGGATCATAATTATCTAAAACATCGATATGAAAAGGAACTTTTCTTTGTTTACTAGGACAATGTGTATGTACTTCATCTAGTATTTCATCAATTAAATATTTAGGAGGAACTTTATCATCCCATACAAAAGTTGTTGACCTACGAGTTAACATTTCAGACCATTCCATTTTATTCTCCTTTATATTTTTCCAGTTCTGGAACATAATTAAATATATTTTGATTTCTTAAATCATCAATACTTTTTGTATATTTAAAAAATTCATCTAAATACTTGCTGTTGTCCTCTGTCATCATATATTTGATAGTTTCTTTTACTTTAGGCCAGTCTTGAAAAGGTTCGAGTCTTTTTGCAGCTATTTCCTTTAATTCTTTTGGCAGAACTTGAATATTTAATGATCTAGGGTGATTTAGTATATTTAGGTAAGGTTTTAAATTAGAAATATTTTCAATCCAAGTAAACAATTCATGTAAATGTAATATATTATCTACTTGCACTGTACAATGTATTTGAACAAGAACATTAGGCATATTTAAGAATTGATTTGTATTTTTTTCTACTGAGGACCAGGCAGTAGGAAATCTTATATATCTATTTAAGTCCCCGAAAGCGTCGATACTTGCGTTAAGCTGTACTTGTTTAAAATTAGACCAATATTCAATCATTTTCTTAGGAATGTTTGTAAGATTAGTATTATATTTAAGTTTAATGTTTCTAGCTAATCCTTGTTCAATAAGAATGTCAAATAACTTATATTGTTCGATAGCCAATGTAGGCTCTCCTCCAGTTAAGTATATTTCTTTAATTGTATGCGAAATTTCAGACAAACTATCCCATGTCTTTTTATCTGTAGGCCAATCTAATTGTTTTAATCTACTTTGTTCATTTTCGTCTATAGGATGATTTGGCACAAGCTCTGCTGTTTTAACTACAGTATTCCATTCCTCTACCCATTGATTACTAGCGTAAGGATTACACATCCTACATTTTAAATTACATAAATTTCCTAATCTAAGATCTACATATTCGATGTCTAAATCAGATTCTATTTCAAATGTTTTTTCTTGATTGAACCATCTTTTATTAAAACTAATTCTAGCAGATTCTACACCTGCATCTTCTTCCTTAAAACATCTTGAACACATTTCGGGTCTTTCACCGTTTAACATTTGTTTTCTAATTGTTTTATAAGTTGGACTATTCCAAACTTCGCTAGGTTTATTCTTATAAATTTTAAGTGGTATATTATTATTGTCTAAAATAACATTTTTTCCTGGAGTACTATTGCAACATACTCTGTATACACCGGAGGCATTAGTAGCTATACTGTTCCAAGGGTACATACAAAATGTAGTTGTGTTCATTTAATTTCCTTTAAAAATGTTAATAGTAAACCCATCTTAACACTCCATTGTTGACCTGGTATAGTTCCTTTATTAGTTGCATGTAATTGCACTGCATCAAATACATAAGGAGCTCCTGGAATCCATTCGGCTGTAATTTCTGGAATAAGGCCAGTGAGTCGTGCTCTAGGAGTATAACTTAAATAAGTTTTATGATGAGCTTCATCATAAGGAATAGAATTTAATTCTTTAGGAATAATACTGCCATCATTATCATAAAATTGAACTGTAGAATGATCGCTACAAATAGGATAAGTAGTAGCAGGCGGTGGCGCACTACTAGCATGGTTGTAAACATGGGCGAAATCGCAATGTCGCTGACGGAAAAAAACACCATGACTAACTGTATCTGGAGTATTTCCTATCCACATTGGAATTAACACATTTCGCCACGGTGTGTATCTTCGCATTTCGTTATCTTCAGAAACTTTTCTTAAACTGTTTTCCCAATCAGATCTACGAGTGCTATCATTATGTAAACCATATTGACTAGGTGTTATTAAAAAATTGCCGCCAACCGCTGGACTTTGACTACATCCAGGAACTATTTTTTCTAACTTATCTATAAACTTGGTAGCTGCTATATCTAAATTACCGCTGATAAAAATAGTTCCATTCGCATTATGACGTACATTATGACAGCCGGTAAATGCAAATGAATATAACCAAGATAATTCGTTCGCGTCGAACATTACATCATGACATACAGCAGGCTCAAAAATTTTACGCATAAAATTAGTAGCAGTATCAGATGTTAAATCTGGCATATATGCTTCATATTGTTGATTATTGTTTTTCCAAAGAGATTTTAACTCTTCTACTTCATGTCTAATTGGATTTAAATTTTTTTGATCACCGTGAATTGAAATATACATTATTAAATTCCGTTAAAAATATTTGCCATTTCTGGAAAAGTTTTGTAAAAACTTGTTTGTCTATGTTGATCAATTTTTTCTAAATATTCTTTCATTTCAGGCAATCTATTACTCCAGCTTTCACTACGCATAAAATTGATCATACCTCTTAAACGTTTTATACCATACTCATTGTTTAACCAAGTTTCCTTACTGACATTGTTTCTGTCTTTTTCTGAAATACACAACTGCCAATTGCTTTCAAACCAAGGTATAAAATCTTCATACTTTCTATGACATTCTTCTTTAAACCAATCTGGTAGAACTTTTACGTTTAAAAAAGCTGGCCAGTAAACAAAATGATAATTTATTCCGCCGGCACCTAATGGCCAAATATTTATTTTTTTAAAATTTTGAGACAATTTCCATTGTAAAAAATCTGGAATATAATATATATTAAGGGCTTGCACTGCACATGCTATGGTAACTTCAACATTATCTGAAGTTTTTTCGTCGAGTTGTCTAAAAACTTCTAAATTTCTATTCCATTTACTAGGATATCTTATATATTCGTTTCTGTGCATTATATCATCTACACTATAATGACATCTTACTAATTTAAAATGTTTCCATAAATCAAATAAATCCTCACGCCACTCGACTGCATTAGTATTATATCTGATCTCCATTTCCTTAGCATATCCTTGCCTTATACATTCTTCTAAGATGTCATAATGTTCATCTATTATTAAAGGCTCACCTCCTGCAAAATATAATTGCTTCATATGAGGTATTTGCTCATTAAATTGTTGCCAAAAGACAGGATTATTTTTATGCCAATTGTAACTGCTACCGTTAATACTTCCTTTATTATTCCAGTTCCATATTTGCTTTACATTATCGTTCTCTAAAGTGGGATAAACTGCTTGCCAATCTTTAATCCATCCTGAACTATCATGAGGACTACACATAATACATGCTAACTGACATTTAGTTCCAAATCTAAGATCGATATAATGTAGTTTAGGTTCTACACTGCCATCATTATTTGTATCATTAACTAGATCTTCTACATTTACACGTTTAGACCAATATTCTGTTTCCCATTGCCTTTTACTTCTGTGACCAGCGGATTCTTCTTTATAACATTTAAGACAACTAGGTGGTTGTTCTCCTTTAAGCATTTGTTGTCTAACATTTTTCATATATGTGCTATTCCAACTAGACTTAAAATCTGCTACATTTAAATTACTTGGTTTTCCTTCTTCATCCTTTAAGACTCCTACATTACCACCATGCAATTTTTTATTAGAAGCTGTTACGCTACTTGCATTAGCAGTGCAACATACTCTCATTTGGCCGTCAGGTCTTGTGCTAAGATGTATCCATGGAAGAATACAAAAAGTTTTACTAGGAAGTTTATTTTCTATCATATAAATTGTTGTTTAAATGCATCGTATTTGGTACCACAAGTTTTGGCACAAATAGCTAATTTTCCTTCTGCACAACTAGATTGAGTCCAACTATCAGGAATAATTTCTTTAAAATATATACCGTTTACTATATTTTCTAATGAATTAATTTTTGCGTTTATTGAATCTTTGCCGACTTTGTCTATTGCTTTCCAAATTTGACTTCCTAATGGTTCCCAATACCATACATACATCTGTCCAGCTGTCCAACAACAAGGTTGTACTATTCCTTCTGCACTGATATAAACAGATTTTTCTTCTGCAACTTTACATTTTATATCTACTGAATCCCAATATTTTTCCATAGGTTTCTTTTTTACAGGATCTAAAGTAAAGTATTGTTTTGTTTGAATCTTTATAGCGTCTTTAGCAGTAGATGGTAAAATTTTAACAGAAGAAGGATCTGCACTAGATATTTTACTCATTTCATCTAAAGCACTATTTCTATACTTTGGATTTGTTGGAGGTTGTAATAATGTAGTCAACCCTTTTCTATTTGCTGCTTGATGCATCTCTTTAGTTACACCGCTTACATTACTAAAAAATCTTGCACTTTTTTTGTATTGAAAACTTTCGAACCCCATTTTTTTACTTAGAAGTTCCGCTTGTTCTACTTGGTGTTCATTATGGGCAAATACTATAAAATCCCAGCGAGCCCTTCCACCTGCATCTATAAATGCTTGTGCATTTTCGATTATTTTAGAGTATACAGTATTTTGTCTATATAAATGATTAGTATCTTCTAACCCATCAATACTGAACACAACATAACCTTTGTTTCCTAAAACTTTAGCTAAATTTCTCCACCAATCTGGTTTTTTAGCACTACCATTAGTGTGCATTGCTAAATTCATATTATTATTATGTTGTCTAAAATAATCAAAAACCTCCAAAGTATCTCTAGCAGCTATAGGGTCACCATAATTCCCGCACATATACATTCTGTTAAGTTGTTTAATAAAACTAGGATGAAAAATATTTTTGCAGTCCTGTAAACTTAGTTCTTCATTTGGAAGCTGAGGATTGTCTTCGCCGCCATTTATATTTCTTGCACACATTGGACAGGCAGCATTACACTTGTCTGTAATTTCTAAATGCACTGTTTTGATTTGATCGTAATTATAAAGCATAGGATATTTAACTTAATATCTGGTTAGGTATAAAATTTATGTTTTATTACCTTTAATCTATAATTAATTTTATATCTTTTGCAGGTCCAATTTTACTTGGTAAATCTCCATATTCTTTTACATAATAATATATCACTGCCTTATACCAATTTTGACTATTATGATGAGCTTGTTTATTGAACTGATAAATAAAATTATTAGTAGCTTCATAAACTGCTAATGCCCTAGCAGCTTCAACTTGTAGTGTTCTAAGATCAAAATTATCTAAATTTGTCATGGTCTTCCAATAAGCATATATCGCTTATAGCCTGTTAATTGTAACACACCCTCATACAAAAGTCTAGTCATAGGAAACTTTATCTTCATTTCTTCCATGCTGTGAATAGAATTAATGTGATCTTCTACTTTATGTAAATTGTTTGATTGAATTACAAACAATGGATCGGTTTCTAGAGGACGATTAACAAATTTATGGTACCACCTTTCGTGAAAATGTTCAGCACTTGTATTAATAATCAAATCAGGATTAGTTTTTTCATTAACTAGCATTCCATTAGTATAATTTTTAAGTTTGTATTCGCAACCGGTTCTATAAAGCCAACTCATATCATTCAAATCAACTTCTGCAGATTTAATTTGATAATTTTCAATTTTATCTATATTAAAAATTTGATCACTCACTTTACATGCAGTTGGATCAATATCAAATATACGTATTTTTCCATAACTAATGTCTGCATGATCCATAAAATATCTCAACTGACCAAACCATCCTGCTAGAAAAAAGACCATATTAAAATCTTTTCTAATTTTTGCTAGTTCAGTTACTAGCCAAATTTTACTTTGTACTTGTCCTCTACTAAAAGCATCTTGTAGTAATGTAGGACTATAACCTTCCCTATAGTATTTGTGAAAAGTGTCCAAAATTTCATTGTGTGCATACTTACGTAACGTACCAATAAACTCAACTATACCCGCATTATCATTAAATTTAATAATAGGATTATCTGCATAAATCATATGCATTAAAAAGTCTACATATTTTTTTGATTCGACATCGTCGGCAAATGCAAGATAGTCTTCCAAACCGTGTAGCCAGCTTATATTACTTGTATTTGTTTCCATCGTATTCCTTGTCAAATTGTTCTTTGAGCCACAAAAAATCATTAATCATTTTTAATGCTTCAATATTTCCTGTATTTTCTGATCCATACACTGCACCAGCCTTTGCTCCTTTTATTGCATATTCACCGAATGGCCTTTCTTCTCCTTTTGAACACCAAATTTTTAATCGTTCATTGGTTTCATCAGATTTTTGTCTGTCGATTACTTTACTTGCTAATTTACAACACTCTCTAAAGGCACTTCTCCAAGTACTAAATGCGTCTGTATTAAATGCAGTAATATTACTAACTTCAAAAATAGGTTTAAATTTGTCACTGATACTGGTTGTCATATCAGGTTTAGATAAATCCATATTAATAGTTTTTAGTCTTGGAAGTAATTTAACTCCACCATATCCATATTCTAAATCGTTAACAGGATTGCGACTTCGCCAAACATAAACATAGTCTTTATCATTAGGAATATAATCAAAATTAAAAGTATCTAACACTTCTGCATCTCCATCTACTACATAAAACATTTCTGTTAATGTTTTTTTAGCTGCTTGTATATGAGCGTTGTGAATACCTTTTACCTTATGAACCCTTTTAACATACGGAAATCTCCTTACTAATCTTTCATAATTATGATCCGCATTACTTTCGTCATAGCTAATGAATACAATATCAAACATCTTGAACTATTAATTTACTTTTCATCCTAGGCGGATTTATATATACTGTTTTGAAAAAATAACTCTGTTCTTTGTCTAAAATTTTAGGACAAATTATATCTATATTATCTTTAAGCAAGTCACCGTAAAATTCAATATCTTTTTCTACTTCATTACTATCTAAGTTTACTTTTTGTTTAAATATTTCATTTAAAACAGAAAAATCTCTTACATTAACATAATCCCAATCTGTACAATTTGTCATATAACATCCTTGTCTAGCTCCTAAAATTGCATACAGACCATTTTCTATATCTGATCCTACAGTCATCCATATAAATAATCTATGTAAGTTTTTCCAATGTATTTGTTTCATTAACGATATTTCTTTACTGGCTTTAGAACCTTCTAACAATCCCATCTTAACACCTTCACGAAAACCGGCTCTCCAAGCTTGTTGAGGACTGGCATTATTATATACATCACTCATACATTTGTCCATTTGTACATAATTAATATCCCAACAAAAATCAACTTGTGTTTTAGAATTATCTGATTCTGCGTTTTCGTGTGTTTTCATATTAAGTACTAATTCGGTAGGCCAACATTTTATTCCTCCATTGCCATAAATTAATCCATTAATTACGTTTCTTGCTCCAAAACTAATTACACTATTTTTATCAACTTCTTGATCTACAAACGTAACTTCTTGAGTTAGTAAACCAGGGTATACAATATTATCGCCATCAATAATGATAACTCTGTTTGTTTCTGCCAGTTTAGCACATGCCTTATGCGCAGCATCACTACCATGGACTCCATGCACTCTTTTAGCATAAGGAATCTTTTTAAGTAAATTATCATAGTTAAAATCCGCATTCGGTTCATCATAACTAAGATATACTACATCATGTTCAGAAAATTTAATCTTCTTTGTCATTTTTTATAACCTTTATTAATACATTTTTATCTATATGCTTCATTAAAGAATCTTTATTATCCACTATCATACAATCTACTAAAAAGTTAATGTTGTCAGGCATGTGCTCATACAATTTAACTATACATTCATTAAAATCGATCTTTTCAACTATATTGATGTTTAATTTTTCAAGATTAGAAAATTTTAAATTATCTAAAAAACTTTTTTCTTGTATATATTGAACATTTTCTTTGGAACATTTTACTATAAAATTATCAAATTTTTTCTTTCCTGTTATAAAATCTCGTACATTTTCTTCTACAGATTCAATATAATTACCCTCTATCTTTTTTTCATTCGTAATAGAATAAATTTTTCCTAAAGAATCATAGTAAATGTACCATGTCTGCATATTTTTTCTCTATTTTATGTATAATATCATTAGTTAAAAAGCTTTCATCTACATAATGAAAAACACCATTTTGTAAAAAATTAGATATTCTTAATTCTAAGTCTTCAGTAAATTCTATTAGACAAGCTTCATACCAATGATTTGGAACACTTTCCCAAGATTGTAATTCTGTTTTCATATGTGTAAAGTGCAAAGGCGAAGCCCGCAAATTGATATCTAATAATTTGCAAATTATAGCACTAGATACATCCATACTAACAAATTTTTGTGTATAATAAGGGATATGTTCTTGATAAAATTTGATATAATTTCTTGTTATAATTTCTAACCATTTGTAAAATTCGTAGGATTTTTTATCCTTTTTAAAATAATGCACTCCAAAATATACATTTGGCAAATAATTATGTATGAAAGGTTTTCTGTTAATTTTGTCATTTATTATATTATGTCGATAATCGTATACTGTAGTAGTAAAAGATAAAGACCTAGATGTTAAATAATCCCACCAATAATCATTAGATGACAATAATAACACATCAGTATCATAGACTAAATTATAATCGAATGGAGAACTGTATATTAATTTCCATCTGTTTTCTATTTTCCAATCGCTTTTACTGGCATCATCGCCCCAAGGAATAGGAACAATATGATCAAAAGCTTTAAGATAATTTACAGGAACAGGATCATTTGTAATTAAACAAGTTTTGTTATATCTATTAAAAATTTTAATTGTTAAAGCTGCGACATATGCTTGAGTAACATAATCAATTTTTGACGTATTTTGTGCAAAAAACAAATGACCTTTATTCATGCTAAACACCTTAATAAACTATATTTGTTCATCACATGGACGTCAGTATCGGTTGTTCGGACGATTGAGGAATCGTTTAACAAATCTTTGTCTTTAATTTCAAATAAACACCATTTGTCTTGTAGTTCAATTATACTATTTTTATCTGTAACATAATGTAATTTTCCTGGAATACTATAACTTGTCTCATCAGGAATAAATCCATTTAAGATGTGTAAGGCGATACTGAAAGCAAAATCATTTCTAAATTTATTATCTACTATTTGATACAATTCTTTAAAATATTCCCAATTATCTTTTATATAACGTACATAACTAAAAAATAAATTGTTCTTATTTGTTTTTTTAAAGAAAACTACAGTGGCCCAATAAAACGGAATAGAAAAATTATTAAGGTATATAAATTCATTAGAGTTCGCGTCAGCAATATCATAAGAATGTTTAAACATTAATAAGTCCTGATTTAATGTAAAACATTTTTTTAGAAAACTACTTTGTATAACATAATCAACGTCTAGAACTAAAGTGTAATCGTATGGTGATAAATTAAAAACTTCTGATCTGTTAAAATTTTTCCATTGTAACTTTTTGCTTTCAACACCGTCTCTAAATGTTTTAAAATTCACAGACAAATCTTCTAATTTTATAACATTATCAAATGAATTATCAGTTATTTCTGTATCTGTAATTAAAGTTACCGGCAACTCTAAAAAATAATGAATTCGTTTTGCCGCGTCCTTAGCAAGTTTAATGTAATCTATACCATTGTTATAAGCTAATAATACAACACCTTTAGTCATTTTATTACACTTTCGATTACATTATTGTTGTTTAAGGTTTGGTATTGATAAAATAATCGATTGTTTGCTTGGATATGTCTATCTACTAAAGATGTTAAGAATACATCTAAATTTTCTATTTTAATTGGAACGTTATTTTCATCTAGTATTATTGCCGAGTCATCGTTGGATAACTCCTTTAAACACTTTATATATGAAATAAGTTCTTTTGTAGCTTTGAAAACACCGTTATTTTCAAAATAGAATAAATTTAGATCGTACTCTTCAAAAAGTATTCGTTTTTGAAGAGCTACCGATGACATTTTTTTAGAAATTTCAAAAAATTTTGATAAATCGTTCATATAAATTACACTGTTATAGTGTAATTATTCTATAAAAACTTATCCTAAAAATTTTATGAAAGAACTGTAGTTGTAAGAGCTGTTTGAGAAAACGATATATTACCAGCAGAGAACGATACATTCGATCCAGAAGGTCTAGCCATTGTAGCTACACTGCCTAATGTTCCTGTAACTAATTCATCAACTAACGGTCCATATGGAGGCGGAGGACTTGGGCTAGGACGATCTCCTGTGTCATCATCTCTAAACTGAAAAGTAAAAATGATTTGAGTGGGTTCTGTACCTGAACCGAACGCTGTGTTTAATCTAGCTCTAATATTATAATCGTTTTCTAAATAGACACCTGCCTGCGCTGTTGTAATGAAAATTTGTTGATTAGTAGTTGTTAAATCATAAAAGCCTATACTACTACCTGTTCCTGCCCTTCCTACTGCTGAAGTTCCTGCCACTGTGCCTGTTTGTGTATAATCAAAAAATATTGTACCCATACCGCTGGGAGAAGTATTATTCCCTAGCATATTGGTCCATTCAGTATCTTTAGTATTTGATGCAGTGCCTGTTCTATATGCAGAAAATCTTATTTGACCTCCTGCATTAAAAAAGTAACGTGCCTGTAATGCTGTAGTAAATGAAACAGTTACTTGATGATATAAAACAGTATTCCAAGATGTAGTACGAGTGCTCGAAATTCCTGCTTCTACAGATCTTTGGTTATCTGCACGTACTCTATTATTAGTAGTAATTAAATTTGCCATAGTGTCGTATGCTGCATATACAGTTTCCGATACTGGAGTATTGGATGCTACATTAGTTAAAGATTCGGCTACGCCTGTCTGATGCTGTCTCGCTCTCAAAAGATCATTTCTTAAATTGTCCATATTGAGTTCATCAATTAACGAATTAGCTGTTTCCGAAACACTGCTTAAATCTGTTTGCCCGTATCCAGTAGATCCTGTACCCATAACCAGAACCACTTTATTTCTAATGTTTTCAAAATCTGCAACTTGTATCAGTCCGCCTGCGCCTCTAACCATGTCTGTAATCCTTTAAATAATTGCACATTCAACCAGTTTTATATCTTCCTGATCGATGTTTTCTAAACTTATAGCAAAAACTTCTATGGTATTTACTTGAGAAACAATTGCAATACCATCATTTTCGGGAACTAGATAGTCTCCTTTTTTAACAGATCCTTTTACCTTAACAGGAACTCTTCCCTTTAAAGCAACGTAAATTCCGCCTTCTAATTCGCTGTTCATCATTATTGCAGGGTTTTTGCTGATAACACCAAGTGCTTTTTTCCCCTGTTTACATGCTGTGATTTCTTTTTCTCCGCCTACCATAACCACTGTGCCTGGAGAATAATCACTATCGGCATGATATTTTTCAGCTAAGTCAGCAAATCTAGCTGCTGTTGCTGTTCCTCTAAATAATGTTGCATATATATCGCCTGCTGTGGTTCTTGCCGCTATAGTTTCTGTCCCTACACTCTCAGATGTAGAAGCACTTCTATAAGATCCATTTAGCAGTAGTGTATTAGATTGAGTTGCGGTTCCATTAAATGTAGATGCATAAACAGTATCATATCTTAAAGAATTAGATCCTATATTACTTAATCCTGTTACATTTGGATAAAAGTTTGGTCCGTCTAAAATAATAGGAGTTTTTGTTCCACTAGAAGTTGTTTGTAAGTATATTTTAGAACCTACAGTGTTTTTAATATATCCAACATCACCAATTACTGAAATTTCTAAATCATTACTATCACCTACAGTGAATCCAGGATCTAAAAATCTGGCTACAGCAGTAAATTGAGCAGAATTAGCGGTTACAAAATTATTAGCAGCCACTCCATCTAATTGTAATGCATTCGAAGCAGTTCCCCAAAATCTATGGGCACTAGAAGTAATACCTGAAGGTCCAGTATTAACTAAAGTTAATCCTTGTTTTATTTCACTAAATCCTGTAATAGGGTTCACAACCGAATCTAAAGTAAAGGCATCAGCACTGATAATATAAATTACTTCCTCGTCCACTATAGACTCGATAATTGCATGAGATATATTTGAAACATCTCTTACACTTCGAGAGCGCATTTGTGTAGTTCCGCTTCCTTGTGCTGCTTGGGGTCCTACTAATATGAATTCTGAACCGTCCCATGCATACAATTGATCATTTGCTGTATCCCACCAAAAATCCCCTGTAGTCAACCCAGTTGGGGCTACAGCAGCAATTTCGGCTCCGCCTGTTGTTCTCCATTTGCTTTGATCGTAGAATTTAAGCTTTTTATTAGCACTATCATACCAAATTTGACCACTTAAAGGTCTAGGAGGAGCACTAGGACTACTAAAATGCTCCAACATATGTACAAAATTCTCATTTTGAACTTCGCCGTAACCGGCATAATTTTTACCAATAAGTTTAATATCAGTAGTTGTGTCTATTGTACCATCCTCAACTACTGCTAGTGTTGTTCCATTGTATCTATCAATACTGTATGGCATTTGCAATACCCCTTTAACTTTGTATATTTATTTGTAATTCAACATAGACTTAAATCAAATATTGCCTATAAAAGTCCACTTTGTTGTAGTGCTATCTGTTAATAACCTAAATAATTTATTTGTTCTTGTAACACTGATAGTTGCATTACCTAGATCCATATTAGTAGTTGTAAAATCTACTAATACATTTTGATTTTCGCTACCACCTGCTTTATCAACAGTGACAAAAGTTTTTACAATTTCACCGTTAGTTAACGGAAAAGTCGAAGAACTTAAGGACACATTTGGATATGTTACTACTTGTTGTGTGCAGTGTATTCTACATTCTGCACCTACGTCATATTCTGGTTCTGGAGCTATTATAGCTAAAATATCCTCAATATCTGTATCATTCAGACCTGTTATATCCATACTTAAAGTGAGGGTCCTTAATCTTAAACTATCATCAACATAATTTTTTGTAGCAGCATCTTGTGGATCAATAGGATCAACTACACCTGCTATTCTAGCATTTGGACCTAATAATCTAATTTTTCCAGTTCCGTTTACTTCTAATTCTATATCTCCATCTGTGTTTAAAGCAGTTATTCTATTACTATTGAAAAACAGATTATCAACAATTAGTTGATTTAATGTTCCTAGACTTGTCAAGCTACTTGACACTACTGTTGGGCCTAATCCTGTAGCATTTAAAACAGTTACACTATCTATTTTATAGTCTTTACCTAAAGCTACATCAAAACTTTCTGTGCTTTTCCAAGATGTATTTGATAAATTCCATATAAGTTTGTGATCAGTAGTGCCTCGCAATATAATTCCGCCTTGATTAGCATAATTATCCGACACAGAACTATCTGCATTAGCAGCTAATTCAATTACGTGATCTTCAATAACTAAATTAGTGCTATTAACTGTAGTGGTATTACCTTCTATTAGTAAATCCCCGCTTATTCTGACATCTCCGTTGATATCTAGTTTGTAAGCAGGATTAGATTGAAAAATTCCTACAGTATTACTGCTACTGTTAATAGTAATAGCATCCTGAGTTACACTTGCATTTTTTGTTTTAATTCTAAAAAATTGTCCGGATGTGTTAGAAATAATTTGGAAATTATTGGAATCTGATCTTATTTCAGTATTTCCACCTGGTCCTAAAATTAATGGAAGACTATTAGTCAAAGTAACTACACCAGTAGAAGCTGTATTGCTTTCAGTCTTCATGAAACTATCTGAATTAAATGATGTTCCTACAGAATTAACAAGAGCATCAGCTTTGCTTGCTGTAATTTTAAATTTTTGCCCTGCTAAGGTACTTTGATTAAATCCTGGTCCTATTGTTCCTGCGAACTGAGGTATCGCTGTAAGAGGTGTGAATTCAATAATTTCTTTACTAAAAATTCCTAAAAGTGAATTGCCAACATAAAATTTTACAATTGTTCTAGATATATTATTAGTGTCTAAAATAGTTTCTGTTACTGGTCCAGATATACCCTGTGTACGACCATATAATGGACCGACTAAAAAAATGTCTTGCCCGTCACTGGCATACATTTGATTTTCATTACTGTTTATCCAGATGTCACCTTGAACCATAGATGGTTGATTTCCGGTAACTATCGGGCCTGCTCCGATTCTAAATCCTGTTCCGTCATATACTTTTAATCTATTTTCGGCAGTGTCAAACCATATTTGTCCTACGATAGGGTTACTAGGTGAACTATCATTAGCGAAATTTTCTAGTAATTTAATAAAATTTTCATTAATATATTCTCCATATCCTGAAACATTTTTTCCAATAATTGTTAGATTAGTGGAAGTTTGATCAATGTTGCTATCAACTATTTCTACAAGTAAAGATCCGTCTGTTTTATTAATTTTATAAGCCATTATAAATCCTTATGCAAAGCTACCTGTGAAAATAATATAATTTACTGTAAGATATGGGTTCATTAGGTTAACTGGGGTGCCTAATACAGGAGCATCTACGCCTCCGCTGTTAGTTAAAAATTGTCCGGTGCCTGCGCTATCAGGACCGTTTGTAGTGTGAGGCACCACATCTATATCTGTAATTGGATCTGCAGAATTTCTTACTGCATAATACTGATTTCCTTTATTTCCTGTACTTGTAGTTCCTCTTAAATCATGCTTGTGATCAGGTAGATTTTGTGTAAGTAAAGCATATTCTTCCTCACCATTACCTGATCCAATATTGTCAGCGGTAACATCAGTCACTCTATTAGCTACGGTATTAGGATTACCGTTTTTATCAATAGAAGTAGTGCCTGTGCCGCCAGCTGCCAATGGCACCAATAATCCGTTTAGCATATTATCTGCACCTAAGGGGAATCTTCCTCTTAAATCAGGCAAAGCAAAAGTTCCTACTCCTAATAACAATCCAATAGATTTATAAGAATATCCTATAACACTAAACAAATCAGGATAATCAGCAATAAGAACTTCACTGCCATCGCAAAATAAAAATCCCTCAGGAGCTGTAGCTGCTGCTCCGGCGTAGGGTAATAATGAACCAACTGGTAACACACCTGCGGTAGAAAATAAATTAGCTATAGTTATTTTTCTTAAACCTACTGTAGGTCTATGTAAAATTAATGCATCATCTATATTGGTACTATTAACTGCTGTCTTACTTGTTATAAAATCCGAATTTATAGTGGTTGTAAAAGTAGCCAATCCTCCTAATTGCTGTCCATTAAAACTTACTGAGTTACTTGTAACATCTCCTGTTAGACTAAACGATGTTGCACTTGCCAATCTACTAGCTGTACCAGTTACTGATCCTACAAACTGTCCGGTAAAAGTTCCCGTAAAGGTAGTTGCCGTAACTGAATTTGCAAAAATATTTCTATAAGGATAAGTGCTACTGCCTATATCATAAGAGTTAATAGCCGTTGGTAAGATATTTGTAGTATTAGATGTGCCTGCTACAGTTAGATTTTGACCAATTTTAATCGACTTAGCAATGCTTGCGCCGCCTAGTGTTTGTAAACTACCAGTGTTTAAATCAGTAGTGTCTAAAGTATTGGTTATGTTTATACCTTCAGAAACTTTAATTTTACCGACTATATCCAAAGATTCTGTAGGATTAGTTTTATTAATACCTACATTTGTACCACTAATAGTGATTACATCTTGACTAGATCCATCTTTATTAGTACGTATAAAGATATTTGAACCTTCTGTTCTATTATAGAATACGGTGGCCCCAGCATCATTGTTTGTTAAACTAAAAGATAAGTCTGCTCCTAACGTTAAACCTTGATTATTCCTTATACTTAACGGAGCATTAGTAACCGAAGCAATATCTGATCGTAAATAACTACTAGATAATTGTCCTCCTAATCTATCACTATCTGAAGATGTTCCAAAATATTTAAATCCTGATGAACTATCAGTTACTCCTGTACTATTAGTATTAACTAAATTAGCACCTTTTTTAATTATAGAAAATCCTGCGATAGAAACTTTTGGTGTAAATTCATCACCACTTACTATTATAACAGGAAGATTAGAAATATAGAAAACTATAATATTATGACTGGTATTAAGAACGTCGAAGACTTGTTCAACTTTAGGTCCTGACAAACTTCCTTCACTAAATTGTGGACCTACTAAAATCCAGCTTGATCCAGACCAAAGATATAATTGTTGATTAGCTGTATCTGCCCACAAATCTCCAATAACACTATTAGCCGCCAATGGGGCACTAGGTTGTTTTTGCACATTGCCGGCAGCTGACCAAGTTGTACCATCATAAATTTTTAATTGGGGTTGAGGTTCAGCACTAGTAACATCTGTGTCGTACCACAGTTGTCCAATAACAGGATTGACCGGGGCAGTTGCTTTTGCGAAATTTTCAAGAATATGTAAAAAATTTTCTGCGATATATGAAGAATATCCTGGAAAATTTTTGCCTACAAATGCAATACTTGTACTTTCCTTATCGTCTACTCTTCCATCATCGACTACAATACTTCCATTATTAGGTTCATCCGTGAATCTAACTGTATAACTCATTGTGCCACCTCATTTAATCCGGTTAGACTTTGGATTCTTACAGTATAATCAATTTGAATTAATCTGTTGAGACTTTTTTGTACAGGATGAAAAATAACATGGGTCAATAATCTACTTTGATTAGCTGTACTATATGATTTTAATCCTAGCTCATCGAACACAAAATCACTATTATTATTTGCAGTATTATCAAAGGCATCTTGACCTGTAGGCTCGCCATAATCTAACAAACAGGTTACAAACAAGTCAGTATAATTTGTACCTGTTAAATGACGTGTTTCTATTTTATTTCTTATTGGATCTACATTAGCCACTGCTCTATCGTCTACTACCTTAGAGTAGGTTTGATTGTAAAGACTAGCATTGACACCTGTGCTATTTGGGGTCAAATAAGTGATAATACCAGTAGGATCTACAGTGGTTCCTCCATTTCCAAATACCATTTCATAAACAAACCCTTGTCCTGAATTAGCTAACGATTCTGCAAGAGAAATGCTCATATTTTCATAATGAATGGCGTTTCTTTTATTAATGTAAATCTCTGAGGTTATTGGATCATATATTTTAATATGTCCTTCAATATGTATTCCTGATAGGTCTTTTCCGTACATAATAGTCTCTTTTAATGTATTATTTATATTAGAATATAATGTGTTACTTTAACTCAATAAATGGGCCACACCGTTTCGGTATTTTTAATAAAATTAGCTATCAAATTGTTAGAATCTGACAAACTCTTATATGTATATCCATTATCCTTACCTACTCCAGTATAAGTAAATGTGACAATACTTTGGGTACTATCGAAACTTAAAGAAGTAACTGTAATAGTGATATCATTATCAGGAGTAGTACCTCCTACCAAAATTCCCGATAAAATTATTATATCTCCTATATTATAACCAGAGCCTCCAAGTTTTAAACTGACTGTATAAATTCCTTTATTTTTATGAACATCGAACGTAGCATTTCCATATGGGGCAGGAACATTTCTAAAAATTTCTGGTTCGCTTACTTCGTCTCCCCAAACTTTTCCAATTTTCTTAATTACAACAATTTTACTATTAGGCGGTGCATCTGTGGTTAATCTAACGGAAGCTGTACCATTTACAGCAAAATCTGCTTCAATTTGACGATCCCCTTCTGGACTGTCTGGATAATCTAAACTTAAGTCATATAAATCATAACTTGTTTTTTTGAGTCTATACCCACCTACAAATATATCTAATTCATTAGATTGTTTATAATCGTTAGGAATAGTTTCGGTAAACCAATTAGTATTAGTTACTGTTGGAATGTAATTTAAGGGTAAAAACTTTGTACTACCATCACTTACAAATGTTTCAACTATGTGTTGATCATTGTAAGGAATTGTTTCAGTTTTTCCAAAATCTATAACTGTACTACCTTCTTTGTGTGATTCCGGAATACCCGTTCCTAAAGTACCTCGTCTCAACTGGCTTAAAATGTTGCCATTTTTAACAAAAAATTCAATTCTCTCGCCGTTTATTTCTATAATTCCTGGTATGTTGGCTGTGACATTAGGATCAGATAATACAGATGCATTTGTGACATGCACTTCTCTATCTTTTTGAAGTAACTGACGAGAAAGAGTAGTAGATTTATTCTTATTAATACGCTTGTAATGAGTTCTATTTAAAATATCTTTAAATTGCATGAATCCGTAGGAATTAGATATTTTATCATTTGTAAAACAAATAATATCAAATTTGTCAGTAGACAATAAAGGATCTACTAATTTAATGGTTCGATAATCTTCGTCCAGATAATAATCTACACTATGAGTCAGTAATTGTTTATTCTTAACTACCCAAACATAATCATCCGCCTGCACAGTTCTAAATAATCTTATAGTGCCACCTTTTAAACGCATGAACTCATAATAAGTAGGAGTACCTGATATTATATTAGATGTAAGATCAAATCTTTCACTAGAACGTATAATTTTTTGAGTATCGTTTTGATAGAAACTTATAATTTCTATACTATCTGTTGATAAAGGAGTTACTGTAAATTCTATAATATTATTATTAATTTTGTAGTCAGCATCTGCTAGTAATGTTATAGAAAGTTCTCCCCCTTCTACATACTGTGTTTCTGAAAGACTGACTGTATTTGTTGCTGTATCATATACATAGTAAATTGAATCTAATTTTTCTCCATTAATTACTACTGCTACATCTGCTGGAGAAATTGTAAATGGTAAAGCTTTATAGGTTGGAATAACATAGTTCAAATTATTGTTTTCTAATTTATAATTTACAGTTTCACCTGGTGAAAGCATTTGGCCATTTTTTATCACTAATACATTGTTAGAATACAGTTTATTATTTCCAACATTATTAATCATAGTAAAAGAACTAGTACTACCATCTACATTTACAATTTCTGATTTTACTAAACTTAAAGAAATGTTAGAATCTCCTGTTAAAATATAATTTATTAAACTTCCCGATACAGGAGGTGCTCCAAATCTAATTCCTATTTTATTATATTGATTTCCAATGTGTTTGTAAATTTCATAAGTTGTAGTGTTCCCATCAACTAGCACTAACGCTCCTAATCTATTAATAGCATCTTGATCTTGTAAATCATTAGATAAACTAGGCCAAGGAGCACTAGTAACAAATTCTAAAGTTGTACCATCTGCGGTAATAGTATTAAAATCTAATAAATTTTCAGAAGCTATGCTAAAACTAATTACAGATAAAATTTTACCGTTAGCAGGAGGAATATTAAGGGTAACAGTTTTACTCACGAAATCATAAGTGTAATCTGTGATATTTTGTAAAATTATATTGTCTAACTTTACTATAACAGATTCGTAGGATTGCAAAAATTGTCCTATATCAAAAACTGTTTGAATGCCATTGCAAACATAATTTTTATATAGGATTTTACTTGCTCCAGAATTTGGAAGTCTAAAAACTTTAATTGCTAAAGTGTCACTAATATGTCCTGGGACTATTTCTTCTGGTGCGTAACTATGGGCAGGTGTAATAAATCCTTCACCATCTAAA